CACCCACACAACAATCTGCGCCTGGAGGACAACATCCATTATTTCCTTCAAGTAGATTATTACAACATTGTTCGGGGTTATCTGGATGGTCTATGGAATTACAGCATCCAGTAGCGATTCCATAATTACATTCTTGTTGGTCACCACCATCAGTGGGACTGCAACAGGCTGGACACTCATCACAAGGAGATGCGCCAGGGCAGTCATCACATTTGTCTAGACAGGACTGACCGCAACATTCTTGAGTTTCGAGACAAGGACATCCACCACCACAACAACCATCTGGTCCTAGTCCTGCGGGGTCTGGACAACACTGGTCACCACAACAAGTTTCTCCGACTGCACAGGTTGTGTTACCGCAACATCCTTGACCATTTCCAGACGCTTGACAACCACCATCACAACAAACTGGTTTATCTCCTGAACAACATTCTCCATTACAACATCCTGATTCTGGACAACAACCATCGGCTCCACAGCAAATAAACCCTTCTGGACAGCAACTTCCTTGACAGTCTGGGCAACCACCATTAGGACCAGGACAGGGTGCAACACACGCATCATTGCAACAGATATTTGGTTCTTCACAACAATCATTTCCACCACATCCAGTACAACAAGGATAGTCGAAAGGGAAACAGGGAGGACAGGAACTTCCACATTGAGCATTCGCACAAGGAGCAGTACACTGAGCGTTACAACAAACAAGTCCCTCTCCACAATCAGAGTCAGCACCGCAACCAGTATCTACACAATCGGTAACATCATCGCAGGGGAAATCATCACCATAATAATTACCATTATAGTTGAGACATTGTGCTTGTGTTACTTCCATACAGAAAGAACCGTCAATACAACAAGCACCAGTTGGTAAACAATTACCACCTTCAACAAATTCACATACACCATCTGCGCCTGGAGGTCCTGGCATTCCAGTGGGACCTCTACATCCGTCGAGTCCACTCACACCTCTTTCGCCAGGAGGTCCGACTACAACAAGAGGGGCGCCGTCACAATTACCGTCAACTTCTGGTTCAGTAAACTCTGGGAAAAATTCTTCTGTTCTGTCTAGGAATTCACCACTAACTTCTTTTTCTAGTTCACGGAGTGCATCGCTGAGAGCGGGAGTCGCAAACATAGATTTAATAATTGTATTGATGATTGGGTCAGTTATTGCATCACTAGTAAGTCTTCGACTCGCAGAATATTTTTCTACTATTGCTTTTGCTTGACAATAATTTAAATCGTCCTGTTCAATTAGGTCTTTAATACATTCAATAAGATTTGGAATGTGGCAATTAATAACAGGTTCTGCTGTGAAAGAAGTACAAACTGCATTTGCTAAACCAACAACTCCAGAACCTTGTGCTATTGAACCGCAGGTAACAGGACCATCTACACAGTTACCAAAGAAACTTCTTAGTATTGTGTCTAAGCAATTATCACCAGCACCCATTAAACTTCTAAAGACTTTGGAAAACTTCTCTTCGTTTCTACCAGTAATAGTTTTCATTGCACTGGTATAATTACCAGCGGCAGAAAGTCTTTGGAAGAATGTATCAATATATGCTACATTTGCGCCCGATACTTTGTCTGTATGTAATTCAAGAACATCTAGCCAATAAAGCAACAATTCGAGTTGGTATTGTATTTCTGCTCGCTGTTGGACGAGAAGGCCAGGACAACTACTAATGGGACAAGTTTGACAAGTTCCCCCATCTGGGTCAAGTGGCAAGTTCAGAGAGAATCCCTGTATGATTCCCTTTTCGACATTGATTGCATCTCTACACTGATTAATTTTATCTAAGAGAGGATTTCGCAAACCCTTACCCGTCATAACAGTATGGATAGCCTTTCTCTGTTCGTTTGTCAGAGTTTCAAAGGGTATCTCTATTGTGTCGGGTAGGTTTAATATCGGCATTACAAATCATCCGTCTTTTAGAATAAATCA